TTGTGATGCACGAAATGTTAGGCGTGGTGTGTGATGTAGTCCATACCGATGGGAATGCGCTTCTTAGTAATCCAGCAGCAGCTTGGTTCGATGCTCCGGTCTGCCGTTCAATCTGGCAGATGTAGTCACTGTCAATCGGGCCAAACGTCCCAGCGGTAACTCTGGATTGGAAATCAATCTGCGCGTCTAGGATTTTCTCATTATCGAAGAACACATCCGTGATGTCTTCAACCTCATGCCCAGTGAGGGCGATGGAGTGATACAGTTCTCGGTTATCCGTTCCTGCCACGCCAACGAAGAAGATCGGGCCAGATACCAAGGCTTCGCCATAGACCATTTTCTGGGGTTCAATCGTACCCCTAACCGTCTGCTGTCTGGATCTGTCTGTGTCAGGCTGTGGCATTGACAAATCCGGAATCAATGCCTTCATTGCCGCATTCGCAAGAGCCGCACCAGCAACAACCGCCGCTGTTCCCGCAGCCATCACAACAAAAGTTGAAGCTGTAGCAGCCGCGCTTGCCCCGCCCACAACGGCAACGGTCGCCAACCCGACTTTATAAATCGCTAGACCAGCAGCTACAATTACCTGTGGCACTTAAACGCTCCATCCTGAGACGAGATAGCGGTCGGGGATCTGTGCGAACCCTTTGCTTGTCAAGCAGACCACCTTGTCTCTCAATTTAATACCACAAACCTGACCGACAATCGGCGCGGCAACGATACACGGGTCGCCGTCCTTCAATTCGTCGCTCGGTTCGCCCAATATACTGCCGATGAAATCGACAAGCTCACCCTCTCTCCCCACCAGTAACTCAGCCTGCGCTTCCGACTCATACTGAAACCCAGCAGAATAGTCTTTACCCGTTAGCTCTTTGACAACAAAGGCAATGAACTGACAGCAGTCGGCATCGCCATATTTGAAATCGCGCTTTTGCCACTTGTTGAGTGCGGCATGAACTCTCATCAGAAAGTTGGATTCACGTTGATGTTGTCGTAGATGTTCGGGTTGGCAGGCCCACCCGCAACAGCATCAGAGTTTGGATCACCCCACCGAATCTTTGCTCCCTCGATGTCAGCCATGAACTCAAAACCCAGAGAACCAGCGGAGTCAGATTGCAACTGCGCGTCCGTGTACTTCAGATTCGATGCCTTATCGAAGCGTGCAAGTTCAGATTCGGCAGTAAGCACAATAGCGTCACCGCCCTCTGCGCCTACGCTGATCTCCATCTGGTCCATTGCCCCTTCCCAGACCACCGTAGGATCAGCAATAAGCTCATCATCGGGATTAAGCGCGCCCAGGTAAACGGTTACCGGCTGTAGGTAGTAATCTTCTGTTAGCGCAGCGCCTGAAATCGTAGCGTCCAAACCTGAAAGCGTTAGCGTCAGTTTGTATGGGCTTATCTGCGCCCCTTCCTCAATCTGACTGATCTCGCCAAGGTCCCCGGTGCCCAGCCAATCGTTCCCGCCCCAGGTGTAGGTGCCGATTGAGTTGTGCAGGTACAACGTGCCAGACGGGAACTCCAACTTGGCAAACGTGACGAGCGCGACGTGATCTGACGATAGCGCCGTTAGAACCGCTGATGGGAAGCCCCGGCTCATGCTAGAACATCCTCGACGGCTTCAATCGTAAAGCTGGATATGATTCCTGGCTGAGTATCCCATGACGCTGGGCCTGCAAGCATAAACACCCCAGAGACCGGTGTGAGGTAGTCCACAACCGTATCGTCCGATGGTGTCTTTCTGATAGGTGGTGCAATCGACAAAGTGACGTTACCCGATACGTCTGAATTAGCATCGACCACAACCATGTGCAGTTCGTTGTTGAACGATATGTAATCGCCCGCTCTCAGGTAGTTGTTGACGTTAGCAGTCGCACCATCGCACACCAGTGCGGTTCCTGATTGACTCGCGCCGTTGATTGACAATGTGCCACCACCCGCACCCCTTCGGGTGTAGGAATGGTCGTGAAGGGTGAATCTGTGCTGTTGTCCGTTTAGCTTAACCAAGAACGCCTGCATCTCCTGGCGGTCATCGCCCGACAGGTTATTGAACTGCAAGCTGGCTCGCCACAGTGAACCCTTGCGCGATGACGTTTGCACTGCGTTAGTCAGCGGCGACTGAAACGTCCTGGTGTTAGACACCAGTTCAAATGTGTTCGTCGTAGGCGTAATGCTTGGAAATGCGAAAGTAGTCATTTACACCAGCCTCTTGCGTCGAATCAAGTCTTGCACTTGCAATACGGTCTGCTGGGATGTCTGAGCCATAGCCATTTTAATCTTCTGGTCCACATCAGCACCGGCACCCCTAGCGTCTACATTATTAACGATTGTGACGCCTGCTGCCCCTCCATTTCTGTGGTCTACGACGGTTTCGTTGGGGTGAATCATCGCCATGCGACCACCCTTACCGTCCAGGCCGCCTGCACGAGCGCCGTAGCCGGTGAAACCGCCGCCCTCGAAGCTTTGAGCTTTGATTTGAGCAACGTTAGCCAAACCCAAGGTAAGTGCAGCGCCCGCCATGACCTGGGGTATAGGGAATGGGAACGGGGCCGCCAGGGCATTAGTCGCGCCCTGGTATGCAGCCATCGTGGCTTCAGCCATACGGTAAGCCTTCTGCATCTGGAAGACTTTCTTGTTGCTAGAATCTAAGGTCATCAACTGATCACCAATGCCTTTGATGGCATCCTTTCTCAGCTTCGCTTGCTCGGTTGCTTCGTCTTCTACAATTTTTGTTCGCTGTTTGGCAGCATCAGCGACAATCATCGTGCGAAGAGCTTCAGCCTGCTCGGTTGTGTATTGACCCGCAGTTACGGCGTCATCGATTATTTGCTGTCTTTTCTCGAACTCTACTTGTATTTGTTCAGTCTCTGTTAGCAACTGATTGAACAAAGATGTAGCCGCTGCGCCAGCCGCAACGTCTTCCTTAGCTTTCTTCTGCTCCGCTTTCTCCCTGGCCTTTGCGAGCTTTTCAGCCTCTTGAGCGGCCTCCTTCATCGATTTTGTTTCTAGCTCCAAGGCCAGCATAGAGCCGCTTAGAGCTATAGTTTCTCTTTCAAGCTCTGTTATTACACCGTCTTTAGCTGCCTTGTAGACCGCCATCTCAACGATATTCATACCGTAGGTTTCAACGGACTCTCTTAACGCAGTGGTTGAGTCACGAAGGCTCAGTACTTCTTCATCATTGGTGGCTATTAGCTCGCGCTGCTCGGCCTCCTTTGTTGCTATAGATGCTGCATTTTCGTCTATAAATCGCTGCAAGCGAGCGAGTTGCTTCTCACGCTTAGAATCGGTGCCAATTACCGCTATAGTGCGATTGTTAATCCCATCTATTTCGTCTTGGTATCGCTTAGATTTTGCGTTAAGACCATCAATCTCTTCTTGGATTTCTCTATATTTCTTATCTATACCTGCCTGCTCTATCTCTCTTAGCAGAGGTATCGTATCTTTTGTTATTGCATTGAATTCAGCCGCCTTTTCACCAAGGTCGGCTATAGCATCAGAAGTGTCTGTGAAAGAGTCGTATAAAGGTCCGGCGGCAGCAGCACCAACAGCAAGCAACGCACCAAGCAATGCGCCGCCAGGGCCGAACAACGAGGCAATCTGAGAACCCTGCTGACCAAAAATAATCATTGCATCAGTGCCCATTTGCATCTGAACTGCAACGTCTTGAACTTGATGGCCGACCTGACCCATACCGCCCCGCATAAACCGCAGATTGGCGTTTAAGTCCTTTGCAGACTTGCCGGTCTTCGCCATGTCTCCCTGGGCCTTTCTCATCCCAGCGGTCATCTGACTGCCATCAACCCCCAGGGTTAGTATGCTTTTGCCCATGCTTGCCATCGGATACTTCCTGCTTCAACCTGAAGAATGTCCACCAATGATTGAATTCATCGACAGTCATCTGCTGTATTGTGGTGATGGTTTGGCCGAGGCGACTAGCAAGCTCATACATCATGTAAAGCTCGGTAGGCTCACCCCGACCATCTATCAGTTTTTTTCGCGCTCTTCCTCGCTGTCAGCGTCTAGTGCAAGAGCGAAGTTACCCAAGCGAGTTAACACCTCTGGGTCCACGGACTTCTTGAGTTTGACCTTGTCTTCTAGGCTGAAGACCTGCTCGCCCTTATCATCCTGTAAGCCGAAGATGCATGCGTAGACCAGGTAGTCTGTCGCATCGCCATCGGCTCGTTTGGCCCAACGTGACTTGTCTTCCAAGGTAAGTCTCTTGGCGTAGAGCTTCACGTTCCACTCGGGTACTTCAATAGTTCTTATTTCGCGGTTGCTGAAATGGGCAACCGCATCGTCAATCAGGCGACCCATTAGGCAGTGGCAGTCGTTAACGCGCCAGAACCTTGCACCGTAATGCTGGCTTCAACCATTCCGTCGAAGCTGGCAGTGCGAGTGAAACCTGTAACTAAAGCTGTACCGCTGTAGTAAGTATCACCAGTAGTATCACCTTCGGGGTAGAACGCCAATGTGACGCTGTTACCTACAGCCAGGGCTACCTGACCATTGGTATCGGTCTCATCCCAGAACACGTCCAGAGAGCCTGAGAACGACTTCAGGGTCGTAATGTAGGTCCGTGACGTATCGGTCATTACCGTATCTTCTACCGTATCGGCAGTCTCTTCGATTGAGAAGGAACGCACTTCTGCTACTGCATCAGAGCCGACCTTCACAATACCATCTTGGCCTTTATGTGTAGCCATGTGTTATTCCTCCTCGGAATCGTCTTGGTTTGCAAGTTCCTGATTTTGCTCAGGTTTTTTATCCTTGGCAAGTCCGTCTGCACGCACCCACCCATTGGATTCTAGCCAGGCAACGTTGTCCTTATGTGCTCCAACAACATTGCCGTCTTTAGTCATCTCAATCATGTTATACCGCCGTTTCTACGTCGTTTTCTTTGGTCGCGTAGGTGATATCTAGCGTGAGAGTCGCTCTTGCAACCGGCTGATCACCTTCACCACTGAACTCTGCGTCCATATTGGTAATGTTCGTGTCCTTGGCATAACCGCCCCTGGTCAGGTCGGTATAAAGCGCCTCTTCAATCTCAACGCAAATGGTATCCAGCGTATCGTCATAGTTGCTGGTGCCTTTGACGTAAATCTCTACCGACACCGTTAGGTTTCGTATCTGGGTGCGTGGGATTCCCATCGTCTCATACCCAGTGCTCTCGTCTCGCGTATAAATAGCGAGTCCTGGCAACTTGTCCTCTGCCAGGGGATAGACCCTGGTGCGATAGATGTTGCTACCAGTAGTGGTCAGACCAGTAAGCGTCGTAACCACGTTATCTCTGATTGACTTACGAACATGAGCCATTACTGCTTCTCAATCAGTAGTTCTGTGATGCCCGTTCCGTCCGCCATAACCACTCTCACGATGTAATTGTCACCATCGTAGGATACGGTATCGCCCTCGGCTGCAGTACTTACATCAGCCGTGCGAGCCGTAAGTCGTGGTCTCTGGATGGCGAAGGCGACGGAACCGCCAACATCAACCGCTTCGTAATCATTATCGACAATAGCTGTCACATCACCCGCACTGCCACCAGATGGCGTGTAGCTGACCGTTTGACCGAAGTCAGTCAGCATAATCAACCTATCAGCAGCAGTTTCAACAGCCATTAATCAGCGCGCCTTTTTGCTCTAGCTGAACGCTTAGGCATTGGCTTGTCATCCAGGCCGATAGATCGGTCTTCGACAACAGGCTCGTTAAACGGCACGATACGGCCAATGCCCATCAAGCCTTTAACGTCGGCTTCATGAAAGTCCTTGCCCGTCTCTACAACGTCACCAACGTTCCAAGTGGAACCCTGGATAACGCAACGCTTCATTACTTGGTACTTCATACCTACTCCAAAAAGGAAGACCCCCCACCCGAAGGTGAGGGGCTTCATCAGCTTTACGCTCCGTCGTTACCGAATGCGAAGCTCACTGCGTGACGTACTGCTACGTCTACAGATTGCAATGCAACGACTCGGACAGTGCCGCTGGTGCTGTTGCTGTATGGGTCAACAACGATG